TAAATCAGCGAGGTTGATAATATTGTCACCAATGGATATATTATTAACGCTGATATAGTTGACGTTACCGTTAACGAATAAGTTGCCTTCGATGGTAACATTACCCGGAAATGCAGTGCTACCGTCACTGTTAAATTGCCAAGACCAAAGGTTATTAGTCTGTATGATTAGATGATCGCCACTATTGGTACCGTTGATCTGTGCTGTGCTTAATGTTGTAGTGGCTAGATAGTTTGTGTATATCGTGCTGTTATCGCTAGCATAGATACCTGGATTAGGTCCTGGTAGAGTTAACGTGCCATCTGTGCCAAACGTCCAAGTGTAACCAGCTTTACTGATGTTAGCACTGATATTACCGCTGTATGTTGGTAGGTAACTAGCTACGTTTGCGTTGCTGTATGCAGGTGCGATATTACCAATACTGGCATCAACATAACCCTTCATGCCTACGTTGGCCGCAGTAATGGCCAAATTAGCCGCATTGACTTGTGCTGACTGGATTGTGTTGGCTTGGTCTATGTAGCCAATAATACCTAAGTTGGCAGATGTAAGTTGCGCACTTTGGATCGTGTTAGCTTGATCTACATAGCCTTTTAACCCAACATTGGCTGCGGTTACGTTAGCATTTAGGGCATATGAACTTAGATCAACTGTGACGTTGGCCACTACGGTATTAACGTAACTTAATGTAGGAATAACATTGCCGTTTATAGTAAGATTGCCTGTAGCATCAATACCTAGCGGAACACCACCTACATAGATAGTGTTATTGCTAACAAACAAATCATTCCATTGGTGTGTAATATTACCTAAACTATATGTAACATTAGCACTAGGAATTAAGTTACCAAATACCGCTGTTCCGTTTAGGATAGAATTAATGTTGCCGGTGATGCTGGCTGTGTTTACGGTAGCTGCATATCCACCCACAGTGACACCATCATGCACGTATAAGGTCCAAGCACTAGTATCAACTACTAGTTCTCCTGCGTAGCCTAGATAACTAGCGATCGCAGCTGCGTTACCGCGTCTTAATTGTAGCCTGCGTGGTGAAGGATATGCCATTTATATTGTGCCTAGATCAACGTCACCACTGTAGTCAGTAGTGCTGGTAGTAAACATGTCTGTGTTGTACGCTGGATTAACATTAAGTTCTGCATAGACTTTAAAATTATCATCAGCATACACAGGAGTATTAAATGTGCCATCACTCTTTAAGAATGCCAGTTTGTATTTGTTCTGAGGAAGGGTGTTTAAGAAGCTGTCAGTTAGCATGATATTAGCTGTGGCCGCCGATACATTACTGATAGTAACAGCCACGTTGGCTACTACATTACCTTTTAAGTAATCAATGATATAGCCCAGGAACGTAACTCCGGCGATATTAGCGGCTTTTTGATCTTGATTCTTAAAAAAGATAGTTATAGGGTTATCTGCACCACGGTAGATTTCAATTGGTCTTTGATACACGACACGGTTCCTCGTTTTAATGGTAGGATCTTCTTCCAGAATCTGGACAGTGAATTTATTTGTATATAAATAACTTGTGATGATTGGCAACTTAGCTGATCCCTTTAGTATATTTATCGCGATACCTATGGAAGATAGCTACAAGAAACTCTTAGATCAATACCCGTTTATCAGCTATATAACCTATGGTGGTAACGATTATATCGGTATCATCCAAAATTCAGATGAAATCATTACTACTATCTATGATTATGCGGCTCTGCGCACTCTGGCACAGAAGACAGCATATTTAGAACTGGCGGATCAGTGGTGGTGGGAAAGCAATAGACTAGTGCCTATCAACGTATTTTTAAAGCAGGATTGGGTGGAGTTTAGAGTTTGTTTAAAGACATTCAACAGTAAAGATGTACAAATAAAACACGGGCCTTATATAAGCCTCAAAGAAATATCTAATAAACGCAGTAAGCGTCGTAGTATCACGCTGATTCGCAAAGTAAGTTAAGATTCACCACTACTAGTTGAGCATAGGCCACAGAATGACTACGTTTGAATGCGTACTCTCCCTCAACTTTATTCCAAACAGTAGCACTAACATCCTTCCAAGTCCGACCAATGAGATGTCTCTTTGCGGGCCTGATCACTGCCAGAAACATAGCCAGGCGTGGAATACTGTCTACAGGCTCTGGCATTTTAAGCAAGGTATCATAATGATTGTTGACGTGGATTAACTGCGCACATATCGCAGGGTCATATAACTTAGCCCAATCAGGTTCCTGCATGAGCGTAATTAAATGTTCTTCATTCTTAACCTGCTTGTAGACATGAACATTCAACAAGTCTAGCTTCATATACCCACGAGCTTCTGCATCGTTGTAGTCTAAACTAGCTGATCCTGAGAACGGATCTACGGGTATGTCTGTGGCATATACACCTGTATTGTGCTTAGTCAACTTACCATCACGTATTATACTAGCTGAAGTAACGTTTAATAAGTTTAAAACTTGCGCACGATCAGCAAAGTCTATGTCAATGTCTGATTTAAATTTCATTTAATAAAAGGAGAAATACTTGTCTGATAATATCTTTCATAACAATATTGTACTAGATCCTTATCCATGATTCCTAGACCTAATAAGTGAAATAATTCTTCAAGCACATGAAAAATATTAACTGAAAGTAGGTCGCTTAAGGTAACAAAATATTGTGTAACTTGATCATTGCCCTCAGCACTCGTAATTGACTCTTTGGTTCCAAATTTACTCGTGTATGGTCGGTCGATAATAAAATTCTTTAAAAACTTGTATTTAGAAATATCAAATTGATACGGATTATTAAATCGCATTTTGCCGTATTTTGGCTCCACAAATTCAGGGTGATTTTCCTTGCTAATCCAAAACCCGTTTTCAATTCCAAATAATTTTTTAGAACGCATACGATGAAACATACGTTGAGATAACGGGTCAATAACAATATTAATCACAGTTGCCCCATAGCTAAACTTAGGAATCTGTATTTTGTTTAACCGTAAGATAGTAGTTTTATTATTTTGTATATTTTTTAAAAATAATTCATCGTTTCTTTTTTGCAATTCTTCTACAAATCCGTCCTTAGATAAGCTATCTCCTCGCGGATATCTGGCGCTAATAAAATCTAATTTATAAGGGTGATGGGGCTCAAATTTAAAATGATTTTCTAAATCTGGTTGAAAAGAATCTGAAAACCAATTTTGATATGTTTCTTTAAAATTTTTTGTGCCTTTTGATTGCTCAACCGTCTGATTCCAACAATCAATCATATTGCTTGATTGTAACAAGGATATTAAATAATTTCCGGATGCACCAGGAGCATATCTAACAAATAGTATTGGTAAAATATTGTTCATTAATATTTAGATAATATATTATCCAGATGTTCCACTGTGGTTAAATTTATACGATTGTTTATAAAATTAATTTTATTTGATTGTTTGATTTCCTTAGCCTGCTGACTATGAAAAACTTTTTGATTTTGATTTAACCAATCAAGTGCGTTGATAATCATATCCATACGTTTAACATGATTTTTTTCATTGTCAAATTCTTTAAGATAATCTGGTAACAAATTCCATGCTGTTTTAAACCCAAAAAGATTATAGTGAAGATTTATCCCTGATCCACCAATTGGGAAAGGGATACATTCTGAAATAAAACATTTAAATATTTTTTCAGTCATAAAGAGACAATCATTTGCCCAATCTGATTCTGGAAAAACAACACATTCATAATCATAATACTCATCTAAGATAAACAACCCAGCTGCTATATCTCCAAACTTTTTGTTAGGACCAACTGCTATTACATAATGTTTCTGTTTAGTAAGTTGATAGTTATATTTTTGGTTTAAGAAATTCCTAAAATACATATCTTCTTCTGAATCAAAACAATTTTTTTCAATAATTGTACTACCTTGCCAAGATGATTTTATTGTTATTGATGGTATGTTGTCATTGATCAAATTCATAATATAATTTCGATTCAATTTATTGTTCCCATTTATAAAACAAATCCCTGCACGTTTATCATTTTTAGAATTTATTCTATCGTAATATTGTGGATAAAATCCACAAAAATTTGTATTAAAAAAAAGTGCATAACAGTGATTATAAGGTATAACTTTTTTATAATATGCATGATCCTCAGGCAGAAATGTACCGCATAAAAAATAAACATTATCGTGATTATCGAGAAAATTCTTAGTATCTCTAGTAGTCCGTCCCATCCATTCGCCCGCATTATCTAGTAGAACTAAATCATACCCCTTAACATCTAACACTTCGTCATAAACTGACAATATTTTTATATTAATATAACCATCAATAATCCTATTTTCATATGTTATGTCAAGGTCAGCCTGGTATCCGTTATTTTTTCCTTTGTGTTGACAGTATGCGTAATACCAATCAAATACGTGTAACGCTATTCTTGTAGGATCATCACATATAATATTAATTTTTTTCATGCTTTTATAGGCCCGCATCTTTTAATATCTGTTTAACCCACTCGGTATCTGCTACGTAGTCTTGAAATTTTCTTTGCCAATATTCTGGATCTATCCAAGAAAGAATAAGACCAATTTGCTCCTCAGAAAGTTGATCAAGAAACCCCACCCCACTGCTGCAATTAAACACAATCCAAGGGCTGATACGACCATTAGCAATATGATGGCACACACGATTTGGACTACCGTATCTAAAATAATCACTAAATCCATTTTTAAACTCTCCATGCTCGTCTGTATAATCTTGCATCTCCTTTAAAGCTCGCTCGAGAGCATCTTGAACTGCTTCCTTACGCATATAACCTCGTAGATACTCTAAATAAACTCGCTCGTGCGTCCAGTGATCAAGTTTTTTATTTTCTTTGATCACATAGTCAATAAACATCTTAGGATTAACAGCACGGATACCTACCATGTGTCGACCAAACTTAACGAACGCACGATAGTAAGGACTAGCAACAAAGTCTGTGTATGACTTCATCTTAGCACTGCCCTGTGTTAGTTCATAGAAACGTAGATATGCTTGGAGTCCAAACTGCACTCCAGTTTCTTTTTCTTCTTGCCAACGTCGTTTTTCTTCGCAGAGATGCACTGCAAGGCTTGACTCCTTGCGGAATTCTTTGCTACAATATTTGCACTTATAGCTCGGCTTTAATTGATTTGTCATCAAGTCCGAGGTTTCGTGCCATGTCTGCAATATCTCGTTTATCATTGATTTTTGCCATCAGGTCTATTTCATCAGATTTCATATTAGGATATAACTTGGCCAAGAACTTTTGACTTTTGTTATCTCCCTCTTTTTTCTTTGCTTTTAACCAATAATGAAATTGGTTGCCCATGCCCGGACTAACTGTAGTACAGGATAACCATTGTAACTTTGGATGTTTACCTAAATCAAAGAAGTGTTTGTTTACACGTTCATTAGTAGACATTAGATAGTAAGCCTGCATGTCTGCACTACCACTGACATTGGCGCCATACTTGAGCATTAGATAAGTTGAAAAGCTCTTACGCTGTTCATCAGTAAACTTGTCATAATAAGCACGATCTTTGCGATCAAATGCTGCCATTTCATTACCAATATATAATGGATCAGTGTTACTCACTAGCGACCTTTGCGTAGATAATTTAAGATATGTGCTACACTTTGTTGTAAGTCAGCGTATTTGTTTTTTATAGTTTCTAATTCTTCTGCTTGCCTACGCACACGATCTTCTAACTGCGTGAATGCCTGTTGTCCTTCGCGGATAGTTTTGTCATGCGACATTAAGTTTGGGCGTGGTGGCGCATTTGGATCTACCGCTCGTTTCTTTTTCTGATTAAATTGGTTTGGGTTAAATGCCATTGTCATAATCCTCTGAGAGTTTATATATAATTATACATTCTTCCACCGCTGATTGTAAAGCTGTATTTTGATTACGTTTATCATAAATTTCAGTCCACATACGCCGTTCTATCTGTTCTTTGGCTTTCCAACTTTGTCCAATCATTACACGAGATTCTGGAGGCGCCCCAATTTCACGGGCATAGGTAGTTTCGCCGCCATCTGGGCTTTCATATACGTAGGTTGCGCCTGGTTTTAAGTTACCCATTCCAATGTCTCAAGATACCTGCTATAATAAACAGATTAGTAACGATATATAATGCCACAATCGCTGTCCTGATTGCCGCAACAACGTCTGCTTCACTGTCAGTGATTCCTTCTTTTTGCCCTAGGGCTTTGGCCCAAAGTCTCCACATCGTTAACGCCTTTCTTACCATATTTTACCGTAGTCAACTACTTCACTTTGGCGACTAATGTCTTTGACAAAATAAGCACACAGTGGATGTGGACTATCATTAATTGGCACTGCTAACATCTGCCCTGGTTTTAGTTTTGGAAAGTACCATTTAACGTCTTGGTAAATGTCCACAACTTCAATTGGATAGAATTCTGGTTTGAAACTATCTAAAGGATTAAATGTGTAAGCATTGAACCCACGATCATTGATACTGGTCAATGGTATGACTTCTAAGTCACCAAAGTCTGGTTCACCGATTAGCACTTGCCAATCTACTGGCATTTTGACTAAATTACCACCAATGTTTAGGACCAATGCTGGACTGTTAAAACTTTCCAAAAAGATCAACGGAATGAAGAAGTAGTCGGGATTCTTTGGATCGCTGTTGTCTAATATAGCAAAGCGTAGATCCTCAACTTCATCTGGTATCTCATTCATCTCATATGCTTGGTTTTCTAAGGTTAATATATAAATTTTAATGCTCCTTTAAATTACTTTGATTGCCAATCTGTCTTTTCTACTAAAAATGGATACGAGGCATCTTTGTAAAATTGCTTTCTTTTTGTTAAGTGCCTTTTGGCAAACTTACATGTACTAGTTATATCCCAGATTTGTACGAAGTCTTTGTCTTCCGCTTTACGGATACCGCGCCCGATACTTTGGATGACCCTGACAAAACTCTTGCCAGGCTCAATAAGCACAAGGTTAAAAATACGAGGAATGTTGATACCAACAGCAGCAACACCGTAAGTGGCAACAATAACCTTGTCATCCATAGTCGCAATATCGTCATATTGTTCTTTTCTATCATCTGCTTTAGTGCCTCCAGACACGAATACAGCATCTTTAATCTTTTCTATTAGAGCACGTCCTGGTGCGATACGATCTACTAGGACTAAGGTATTGCCTGACTTACGGATTGACTCTACAAGTTGTGCAATATAATCCAATCGAGCTTCTGTTTCAAGCAAGTATCTCAACTCACTTTGATAATCTTTATATTCTACATGGTCAACTAGTTGTAGGACGTTTACATGACAGTTAGCTAGTACACCTTGCTCTTGTAATTCACTGGCGCTTAACCGGCCAATGACATCACCTATACTACACTTCAGGCTGACAAATTCGTAGTCTTCCTTAGGAATCGTTCCAGTTAAGCCCCAGCGTATAGGTATGTGTGCCATTACCCCAGTAAGCAGAGTTTTAAGCGCATCTGCCTTGGCCATGTGTACTTCATCAACCATGACACAGACCACATCTTGTAGGAACTCACCAATGGTGATATCTACTTCATGATTTCGGCTGCCTTTTAATAATATATTTAAGCTCTGCCAAGTACATATGGTATGAGTCTTGCCAAATTCTTTACGATCTCCAAAGTAGACTCCGACATCTAATCCCATGTTGATATAGTCAGCTTCTGTTTGTGTGACCAAACTCTTGTTTGGAACGATGACTATAGTTCTACCATGTGGCTCACAGCAATAACTTAGTGCGGCGGTGATTAAAGTCTTACCTGCACCTGTGGCGATTTCTTGCAGGCATTGCGGATTCTCAAGGAACTTGTTAATGATCTCAACTTGATAATCTCTTAATACAATTGGTTCGCCTGCCATAGGATGTTTAGCAGGCCACATGATATGTTCAAAGGTTGTTTCAGTCACTTCTTCAAAGTCATACTGTGTTTTATAATCACGTAGATCTTCTAGCTCTAAATGATATCCTTGACTATCTAAATAAGGAATGATCTCTGGCAATAGATTAACATAAGTGCTGCCGCCCATTTGAAAGAATGCTACCTTACCATCCCACCGACCTAATCTTACTGCCGGTAGGTATCGTGCACCAGGTATCTCATACTTGAACATATTGCTGAGTTCTTTGCGTTCATGTAGATCTAATCCTTCGATCTTTACATTAACTTCGTCTTTAATTATTAATCTGGCTAGGGCCATTAATTATTTTCTCTTAGTTGTGTGGTGCTATAGTAAATAATTTTTTCTGCACGGGTAGTCCACGACATTCGTTTGCCACCAAACATCATTTCAAATGTTGTGACCATTAAGGGCACAGGAAAATCCCAAGTTGTAGGAATCTTCTGAGCATATACTACTTTAACACCATATGGGTCATATTCGCTAGTGCTAGTCTTACCATTTCTGTCAAATCGCACTATATCACGTTCTTCAAACCTTGATAGATCTAAATCAAACAAGGTAGGATTGTAGATACAAATAGGATAACG